TAGCATTGTTCTCTTTTAGAGAATTCCATAATGCATCAGGGTCTTCCCTAAACTGCACCAAGCAATCATCGTAAGCAGCCTTTGTCTTTAACCGTATGGACTCGCTAGTTCCATTGGACAGATTCCAGCTTCCTATCCTGTCATAAACAAGCTTCACCATTGGATGACTAAAATCACGCGCTACCATGAGATTAATTATTTCTTCCTCTGATGGCACGCCTGATAGCTTCAAGCATAAATCAATAAGCTCACCTAATGTTGGTGGGTGCTTCTTATGCAGCAAAAATACTTGACTCACTGCTTTGCGCAATACAGTAAAATCAAAGCTCTTTAATCCATCCAACCATGTATCAATACAATCAAGCCATTCATTATCTGCTTTGTGCCTACTTGACCAAAGATGGCCATACACACTGGAGAACTTAACGAAGAGTTTGCGTATTAAATCCCGATCAATTGAACGGGTTAACGTTGTTACCTTGCTCATCATACGTTTTGCTCACCTGACTATTGCCGTACATCACATTCGAGAATGACCCATTACCAGTCGTAGCTGCCTTAGGTGTTCTGTAACAAACATCATCTAGCCAGCGTTCATTGTTCAGATAGGTTGATGGATGTGGAATGAATTGTGTGTCTTGCCATTGGGCTTCGTTTTCTAGGCGGTTAGCAATGTCTTTGCATATGAGCGGTAGGATTGCACTGTACTTCTTGCGTTCCCATATCTTACGAGAGCGCGTCTTGTTTTTCTTTACGGGGTATATTTTCCAAAATTCTTCAAAAGAGTCTTCGCTGGGCGATCGTGCAACGTCAGTTGCACTTATATTATTTATATCTTTCTCTTTATCTTTCTTTTCTAAACCTCTTTCTTTTTTATAGTCCCTGTTTTCCAGTTCTTGATTATCAAGTTCTTGATATTGGGGAAGTGGTGCACACTCTTGTGCATTTTCCGTTACAACCGTTGCTGGCTCTATGTAATCCATTCCATCAAGTACTGTGTAAGAGGTCTTTATTGTGCGTCCATTTGCACTTCTTTGCACATGTCGCACAAGTAGCTTTGCACTTATCATAAAGGTAAGGATTTCGTATATTTTGTTCTTTCCGATTTTGAAGTGTTTCCTGAGTTGGTTGGGGTTAAGCTCCCAATTATCGCACTGACTTTGTAGGTAAGCCCAAACCCAACCTGCCTCCATATTCGTGCAATTTTGTATCACTTTATTGTAAATCTGGGTAAAAGGTGCGCGTTTTATATTAGATGAGCCAGCTTCAAACGATGGCTTGCATTTTTGTATGCTCATGACTAAATCCTTTTAGTTAATAGACCAACATTCAATAAATGCTCCAAAGCAACGTCAAGTTTCTTTTTACTGTTGATGAAGTGCTTTCTGACCATTTGATAATTTATAGGCTTGTCTCTGAAAGTACATTGCAAGTAAGCATAAAGGCCAATGGCTGCTAAGACGGGTGCGCACTGCTCTATTTCTTCGTTTGGAATATAGGTGAGTTCATCAGTTTTTGGGGCAATGTTGGTTATATAAACTGAATCGAATCTAGAATTTGTACTGGTTTCTGACATAGCATGTCCTTTTTTATAATTTAATATTGACCTATCCATAGTCATAGCTATAAAATTGCACGAGAGCAGACGAAGCTTGATCCCGTTTAGTAGCTACAACTACAAAACAAATCCCTTGAGTGCCGTGACGTAAATCGCGGCCCTCACTTTCACCATCCTAATATAATTTTCACCATAAGATAAGAGCAAAATCAATTATTATTTATTTAATTAAAATATTGATTGTAAATGCTTGCGCCCAAGATAAATGGATGGTATATTTATTTAAATCAACAAATGATTAAAACAACACAAGGAAAGATATTAAAATGGCACGAGATGTAAGCGACCTAAAGACGTTCACAATGAGACTTCCAAAGGAACTGTGGATGTTTCTAAAGCGCAGTGCTGCTGCCCAGGAGCTATCTATGACAGACATTATTGTCACGTCAGTGGAATCATATAGGAAGAAAATAGAGAACAAAAATAAGAATAAAGATGTAGAGTAGAAGTAAGGCGTTGGGATGATGGATTAGCCGTCCTTCATCCCAGTGAACAAAAATAATCCGTAGCAGGAGTTAATAATGATCGCTAACAGTGTAGCGCACGCTTATGTGCAAAAGCAACAATCATCATGGATTGATGATCCGTTCCAACTTGGAACATTTGCAGTCAAAGGAGTGACAAAGATGAGAAGTCACAAGCAAAATCTCGCATCTTATGCAGAAGAGCTAATCGCAAATTATGCAAAATTCATCAATGAGCAATACGAGCTTACTCTCGATATGCTTCCAGAAGACGAGCACAATGAACTCGTACGCCTTTACGTTGAATCAATAGATCGTGAAATTGAATACGCTTGCTATGGTTCCGACGAATCAATAAACAGCAGTTACTTGTGCGCACTCCTTGCCATGCTCAAGAACGACTGTCCAGAAACCAGAGATACTTTTGCAGAAGTTACACGCAAAAACATGCTCACCTACTATGAATTATCCCTTCAAGAAATGCTTGACGAAGCAGCCATAAGCTATCACCACATGATAAACAATGAACAAGGATTATATGCTCAACAAGACCAAGACACGGGTGAAGTGTATTGGGGTAGATTCTAATGATAGAAAAATTCAGTTGCTACGAATTCAAGATTTGCCAGCACGAAGACCATTGGCACTATGAAATTTATGGCGAAGGTTGCCCACCTTATGACGATGGGGTCATTCAGACGATAGTTTTGATAGCGCACAGAGCGCACGTTTCGCAGCAATCGGACACATAACTTTACTTGAAGAGGGGCCACAACAATGATTATTCGAGATTATATAACAGCACAAGAGCGATTGAACTTTAAAAAAACAAGATATTTCTTGTGGTTTAAAAAGAAATAAATGCTTTATGCGCATATACGCGCAGTATTTGTGCGCATATGGGATTTATTTCGCAGACCTTAATTGGTCATAATTTAAAATAGTAGGAGCATCACAATGGCATTACGAGCAAAAAAACCAGAGGCGATTGAGAAGCGTCTTAAAGCATTATTTTATGGTTCTGCCGGCGTCGGTAAAACGACCGCTGCAATTCAGTTCCCAAAACCCTATTTGATTGATACTGAAAAGGGTGCTGAGAACGACCAATACACAAAAATTCTTCAAAAGTCTGGTGGGGTTGTCTTTCAAACCAGTGATTTCGATGAGCTCATGAATGAAGTCAAGGCCCTATTAACCGAAAAACACGAATATAAAACGCTTATCATTGACCCTCTTACGACGCTTTACAATGACTTGCTAGACAAATCAGCCATAAAGAATGGCACTGAATTTGGACGACACTATGCCGATGCTAATAAACAAATTAAACATTTACTAAACCTGTTGTTACGACTAGATATGAACGTAATTATTACAAGTCATGCAAAAAATGAATATGGACAGAATCTTTCCGTTCTTGGGCAGACATTTGATTGCTATAAAAAGTTAGACTACCTATTCGACCTGGTGTTTGAGATTCAAAAGCGTGGTAAAGATAGAGTTGGTCTTATAAAGAAATCAAGAATAGAAGCATTTCCAGATACCGAACATTTCCCGTTCTCTTATGCAGAGATTGCACAACGGTACGGTAAAGATGTGCTTGAGCGTGATGCTGTTGCTCAAGAGCTTGCGAGTAGTGAGCAAGTAAAAGAGTTGGTGCGGTTGATTGATTTGATCAAAGTACCCGTAGACGTTTCTCAAAAATGGCTAGACAAGTCAGGATCTGAGAAATGGGAAGAAATGCCCCAAGATGCCATTCAAAAATGCATCGATTTTCTGACATCTAAAATCAAAGGAGAGTAATTATTATGTTCGTATATGACGTAATGAGTGAGCAGGAAGCTATAGAAGAGCGGTTTAATCTTCTTAAAGAGGGTGAGTATGATGCTGTAATATCTGCGTCACTTGATAAGGTTTCTGCTAATAGCGGCAACCCTATGATGGATATCACTTTGCAGGTTTTTGATGAGGCTGGCAAAGCGCGTGATGTGCGCGATTTTTTAGTCTTCACAAAAACCATGATGTGGAAAGTAATTCACTTTGCTGATTCAGCAGGTCTTTTAAAACCATACGAAGAGGGCAAGCTTTGCTCAGAAGTGGCAATAGGCAATAGAGTACGAGTTAAAATTACAGTTGCAGAAGGTGGAGAAATTCCCCAAGATAAGTTAAAAGGTAAACCTTCTGGAAGCAAGTATCCAGACAAAAACAAAGTTGAGGACTATATCAAGAAGGATGATCAGAAGCCACTAGAGAATAAAGTGGAAGACGATCCCTTCGAAGATGATGACGTTGCATTTTGATCGTTTTATGGGATAGAGCTCGAAACGACACGCGTGTTCTAAGAGCGCCTCATTTTGCCGTAAGGCGAGGCTGAATAGGAAAGGGCAATGGGAAACCGGAGTCGCGAGTGACCCGCTAGAAATAGAGAAGGGCTGGTACAAGTAGGCTAACGAGGTAGGTGCGGGTGAAAGCCCCGCTATCCCACCCTTTTAAGGGTGAAAGATGAGCATTACTAAAGAAGCTCAAGAATTGGTTAATGGAGAAAGACAAAAAGACTATGGTGACATGAAAGAGTCTTTTGTGCGCATAGCAGGATTATGGTCAGCATACCTTGGTGTGCATGTTGACTACTTAGATGTAGGTAAAATGATGATACTGCTTAAGGTGTCACGCGCCAAACATAACAATCATCGGGATAGCTACGTGGATATTGTCGGGTATGTTGAGTGTATAGATAAATTGCTACAGGAGAACTTAGTAAGTGAGCAAGAAAATTGAGGATTTGCAAAAACTAACGGATTTAACGAATGAGTTTATGGAAAAGTTTATAAATGCTGTTGATCCAAGAGATTATGACAATGATAGGAAATATTTTATACAACAAAGTTTAACGGCACCATCAGCCATTGCTGCTGAGATAATAGATAAACTGGCAGGAACATTTCATATCCAAAGGGAATTTATTTTAAAGCAATATATAGACAAACTAAAGCTCGCTCTTAAGTGGGTAGATCATAAAAACAAGGGAAAGTAGATGAGTGAAACCTGGTTTACATCCGATCACCATTTTGGACACAAGAATATCCTTGAATATGAGAAGGAAGCTCGACCCTTTGAAACAGTGGAGGAAATGAATGAAACTCTTATCGATAACTGGAATAACACAGTGGGCAAGAAGGACACTGTATTCCATATTGGTGACTTTGCTTTCGGTCGTGACAATATCAGTATCGCTGGTCGCCTTAATGGAATTAAAAAGCTGGTTATGGGGAATCATGATACCTATCCTTGCGATGAATACTTGGCTTATTTTACAAGACTATTTGGAGCGCATTACTGGCGACGATGTATATTGACTCACATACCCGTCCACCCTGAACACTTAGGAGCGCGATTCTTTTTGAATATTCATGCAAGGAAGTAAAGACAGGCGTTCATTATGCGGTTGAAGAAAAAGCATTTGGTGAAATGGTTTGGGTAACTGATAAAAATTATTTTAACGTAAGCGTAGAACGGCACGGACTTAAGCCCGTCAACAGTGATGTAATTAACGAAAGACTAATGGAGCTAGACGATGAAATTCTGCGAAGCGATGGACAAGCTGAAAGAAGGCGCGAAGGTTACAAGGCACGAGTGGAAAGGCGGCGTGTACTTTAAAATAGTAGATGAGAGCGTGCAATCCTTTCAGCCAAAATTAATGCCCTATCTTTATGATGATGACATTATGGTGTCTGATGGGTGGCTCGTGGAAGGCAAAGAAGAAGAGTATAAGTTCTGTGACATCATACCTTTCCTGCAAACTGGATTGAAAGCAATGCTTAAGGACTGGAAGGAAATGTTTATCTTCCTAGACCGATCCACTAAAAGTCTTGTGGTTCATTCTATGGATCAAATGCCCTTTATCCCAGACTTTGAATCGTTTACCGCAATAGATTGGATTGAAATAGAATGACAAATAAAAATGAAATTTCTGATGAAGAAATGATGGAATTAATCAGAATAATTGGGAAACCAACCCTAGAATATATGCTAAAGAGAATACAGAATAAAATTATCCTAGATAAAAAGAACTCATCCATGCAGGTTAATTCTTTTCTGTCAGTCGTAATTGGATCGTTAGCAATAATTAATGCAAGCATCCTTAAATGGCTTTCTGCCGCTACTAAAGAAAGAACCGGAGAAGTCATTGACCTAGAAAATCTTCGGCTTGCTCTTATAAAGAATATTAACGATCAGCTTGGAATAAAGGTTAATTAAATGACTGAAGATAATATAGATAAATTAATTCAAATGAATCAAAGATTGCTGCTAGTAATGGGATATACAACATCCGTTCTTCTTGAATTAGGGAAACATGTGCCAGAAGTAAATAAACAGGGTATTTATTGGGTAATTGAGGCAATCGAAAATATTGTTTACTTGGACAAGCCGTTGCCACCTATGCCATAGGAATGATCAATGATTAAAAAAATTATATGTTTTTTTCTCGGCCATGAATGGAAGAGAACTACAGAGCTATATGGA